CCAATGGCTTTGATTGCGTCTAGGGCGTCTGGAGACGCTTTAGCCTTAACTGCGGAGGCATACAAGCCTCGTAGAGCCTCTTTATTGCCCTCAAACGATAGTTCATTCGCTCGGGCTATCCAATCGCCTGTAGGGGCATCCTGTGGCGTTTTACGGGCATTGACTTCATCGGCACTAGCGATTTTGCCATTGTTTTTAGTTTCTGCGCCTGTGGCTGCAACGATGGCTCTACCCCATGCCGAAGTTTCAGCGACCATAAGTTCAGAGTCTTTGGTGTAGGGAGTCTTGCCAGGTACTGGCTCCCATGCTGAACCGATGCCAGGGCGTTCATCGTCTGGGGTTCGGTAGCAGGCGGCGACATACAGCACAAAGGTCTGTGAGCCGATTGTGTGGAACTCGACGCGCACTTGTTGAAGTGAACCAGTCGGGTATTCGTTCTTGAAGTCGCGAATGCGTGTAGCAACGTCGACGTAATCTTTGGCAAATGCCATTTTATGCTCCGATTCTTACGTGTTTACTTGTCTTGTTTTGACTTCACGTTCTCGATGGCCGAGTTGATGTGGCTGTCAAAGTCCGCGTCAGGCACTTGACCTTTAGCGGCGTAAGTAAATGCTATAGCACCAATCAGACCTAGCACAGCCATAATCGCACCAAAAGTCGCAGATTCGAGTGCGCTCATGTTCATAACCGAGCCTGCACCGAGTGCCAGGATGCCGACACCGAGAGCGAATGCGCCAACTCTGTAAGCGCGCTTGAGTAGTTTCTTGATCATCACTTCTTCTTCTTTGCTGGGGCTTTGACTGCTGGCTTTTCAGCAGGCTTGGCGACTGGCTTCTTAGGGGCTGGGTTGGCTGCAATGTGCTTGAGTGGGTCGACGAGCTTGTCGTAGGTGCATAGGTGCACGTTCTTTGACTTCGCGATGCTCAAGTGCAAGTGCGCACCGGTCGAGAACTTGCCAGTGTTACCGACTTTGCCGACTGGGTCGCCTGCGTGAACATAGTGCCCGATGCTCAGGTTTGGTTGCGCCTCGAGGTGAGCGTATAGCACGAACAGGTCGTCAGAGGTTGACTGAATGACATACCAACCGAGACCGTCAGACCACTCGTTGACTTTGATTGCGCCATTGGTGATTGCTGGGATAACCGAGCCTGCTTTTGGTGACCAGTCTTGACCGCGGTGAGGTCTGCCCTCACGGTAAGGTGCCAGGTTGCCAAACTCGTCGCCACGCGTCGATGCTGGGAATGGTTCGATGTATTGCGCCATTAGATTGTCCTCGAGATTAGTGAAACGATTACAGCGACCGCGACCGCTGTTGAAATGCTAGTTATCCAAGCCGACTGCCAACGTGCCTTTTCAAGCTCACGAATGCGCGACTCATGGTCGGCAATAATCTCTAGGCGTGCTTCAATAACCGCTAGGCGGTTGTCGATGTGAGCCAAGAGTGTCGGAGTGGTTGGCTTCGGCAGTTCGGCAGACATTACTCTGCTTCTGGGGCTGGTTCAGCCTTTGGGGTTTTGGCTGGCTTAGGTTGTGCTGGTGATGGCCAAGGCTGTGAGTCGACGTTTCCCATTAGTTTTCCTCGATTGGTAGTAGGGTTTCGTGGCATCCGCCACATTCGGCAGACGCAGGCGAGTCATCCCCGAAGTCATAAATAATGGCCATATTTAGGCATTCTGCTGCGTTGCAAACAAACTTGCTCATTACACTCCCTCGTAACTGAAACCGACATTGATAATGTCACCAGATGTCCATGTGAATGGCACAGTCGCTGATGTTAGTGTATGTGATACATAAGTGCCAGACGCATTTAAGGCAGAAAGTTGTGCGCCTGTGGTGAAGATTCTGATAAGTGCTGGGTAGAATGCGCTTGCCGATGTGTCCGTCATTTCGCCATCACAGTTCCAGAACTGTTGGTCTAATACAGCGTTGATTGGCAAAGTGAATGTTGCTGCACCTGTAAGCGTGCCACCAGTTCCCAGAGTGATACGTCCACGCACATTGACTGCTTTGCCTACACTTTGATAATAGAATGCTGCAGTCCCACCAGTTCCCAAAGTAATGTTAGTCAATGTTGGAGTATAGGCTACCCAAGTTGTCATGAATAAAGCGTTTGCCCATGCTGAACCTGTGTAATAACTAAGAATGTTGTTCGAGTTGACATAAGCGAACTGTCCCTGGGCTGGGGAGGTAATCGCAGAGTTCCTAGCACCAGAACTTGAGAATGTTGAGATGCTTTGGTTCATGAGGTAAGTATTGACGTCGCTGGCCAATCCCTCAGTCCCCGCTACGAAAGTTTTAAATGGCATTTTATATTCCTCTCCATAACTCTAATGACACAACCCAACTATCTGGCGTGATTGCTTGCTGTTGACGTGTCACTAAATATTTGTCAGTAAACGCTATGCCGCCTAAGTCATAAGATACTTCAACTGCGTCGCGAATAAGTTGCGCCTCGCCAATCCAGGATTGCAATACTCCATCTCGTCGAATAGCAGGGAACTCTAAAGTTTCGACGTTGCGCAGTTTTGCTGTCAGGTCTAGCCTATCAAGCCACAACCCAATACCAGTCGCATCATCTATCGGTACATCTACTTGCAGGCTAATGGCTCCGTAAAGGTCGTAAGCGTCCTGATTGCGTAACGTGTAACTTGTGCCTGTATTGATGGTTGCAATGACTTCATTTGGCAAGTTTCGTGAGTCGGCTGATAGTTCTAGTTGAGACATGCAAATGTGGTCTGCGCTTGTTGAGTGTGTAGTGTCAAAGTATTTGTAAATGGAGGAGTCGCGGCGTTCTTGGACGCTGCTTTCTGCTCGGTAAGTAAGAGTCCAAGCAGGTGCATAACTTGATGTAAGCGCGCCTAGTCCACAAGTTAAAGCATCCTGCACTATTTCGCCAACTGTGACATTGGTATAAGTTTTTGCGGCCATGAAATAAATGTCATTTGCGTCGCCGATAAATACAGTTCCTGCTGGAGCATAAGTAGAACGCAATGTACTAATGACATCGCTCGGTTTAGAAGTAAGAGACGCAATAGTGAAAGATGGAACTAAAGTGTTTAGCCAGGCTTGCATGGAGTCGACACATTCCAGGGTGACAATGTTACGGCCCTGAAAGTTATACGAACTGGTAAATGACTGAACCTGACCAGTAAATATGGTGACATAAGTGCTTGGTGCAGAATCTGGCAAGTTTTCTGCACGCACACGAACTTGTGTACCTGCATGAATGACACCTGAGACAAATGGGTCGTAATCGGGTGAGGTTATTACGATGCGAGACGTTGATTGCATTGGGTCCAAGAAGATGCCATCGCGAATGTTTAACGCATCGTCAATCTCAACTGATACAGACTCGCATTTCAAGTCTTTCCAACTGAACGATGATGAATCCGCCCAGACATCGCCACCATCCCAAATGGATGCACCCCAAATCCAAGTGCCAGCGTCAGGAATATAGAACTCTACATAAAGGTCAGTTTTGAGGTCAAAAACATCATTAGCCATTAGAACGCTGCCCGACCCTTAGAAACTTCGTAACGTTTAATAGCGTTAATAACATCCTCACCGCTCATGCTGGCGCGGTTGATGTTGATTACGTAAGTGTTGCCACCGCCGACGTTTCCAAGTTTGCTCAACGGGATAATGGCCTCTGCTTCGCCAGCCTCAGCAACGTTTACAATCGAACCGCCAGGTGATGGAGTGACAATACCACCGTTGGCTAGTTTGGGAATGTTTACTTTGCCGAGCAAAGAGATTGTTAGTTTCTTACCAATAAGGTCGCCCAAGAATCCAAGACCTTTATTAGCAGTTTTGATAAGGTTGTTGATTCCGTCAATAAAGAAGTTGATGAATCCTTGCACAAGCGTCAACCATCCGTTGATGATGCCTTTAAAGAAGTCGCCAAAGCCAGCAAACCCAGTTTTCATGCCTTTAACTAGTTGGCCAATAAATCCGATGATTGGTTTTATTGCTGCAAGTAGGAACTTAAACACCTGCACAACAATCTTGATGATAGGCACAAGCAACTCAGTCAGGATTTCAACTAAAGGCAGAATGACTGGCATTAGCGCTTCAAGCAACTCGACCAAAGGTGGCAGAATCTGCTCAATAAGCGGCAATAAAGCCTCTACAAGTTTTACGAAGATTGGCGCGATGGCAGCAATAACTTTGCCTAGAACTGGAGCGATTTTCTCAATCAGAGGGCCCAAAGTTTCAATCAACTTGTTGAGAATCGGCAAGAACGCTGCACCGATAACTTCTTTAGCCTCATTTAGTGAAACTGTGAACTTATCAAAAGGTGAAGCACTAACCTCCGCCGCGCCTTTGACCGATGCGGCCAATTCGTCAACTCCACCTTTAGTTTCTTTCAACTGTGGAGCAAGTTTGTAAAGAGCAGTAGTATTACCGTTTTCAGCCTTTTCCAAAGCATTCATGACCGTAGTCAAAGGCTTGCCAGTAGCAGCAGCGACATCGAGACCAATAGTCAGCAACTCTTGAGCACGAGTCATGCTGCCTGTAGCACGTGCAGCGTTGGCCAATGCTGGGCGCAGCACATCGTCAGCAATACCAGTCTGTTTGGACATTGCCAGGATGTTATTTTCAACCGATGCGATTTGAGCTTCAGTTGCTTTAGTAGAAGTTCTAAGTTGCAACGCTAGTTTGTTTTGAGCAATAGCATCCTCAGAGGCTGCTTTCGCTGCATCCGTCAGCCCTCGAATAACGACCGCAAACGAGATAGCGCCTAGCGCTTTACCAATGTTTGCTGATGCTGTCTTGGTGGCTTTCTCAAAGCCTGTCAGTTGCTGATTAGCGCCCTTGACTCCTTTAGCGAAGCCAACTGTGTCAGCGAGAAATCGTACCTTTAGAGTTGAGGCCATCCTGTGTCTCCTTTACCTCGAGATAACTGCTCCGCGAATGCTCTATATTCGTCCAGAGTCAGTTGGCGGTATTCCGTCGGGCTCATTTTCGTTGCCAGGCAGAAGTCAGCCAGTCTCTCGGCTTGTTCCTTTCTCAACTTGCTTTTGGGTCGTCTGCTTCACCGCCGAACAATGCAGATGCTTCTTCGAGTGAAAGATTGCCTGCTTGTTCAAACGTAAAGTTTGGGTCGGTTCTTTTTTTGTAAACCATAATGATTGCTTTGAATGCGCGGCCGCGTGGAGCATCGTCGCTCATGATTGAGTCGATGTTGCGGCCAGTCAACATTTCGATTTGCTCAATCTCGTTGAGTGTCATGCTGTTGAAGTCAATAGTGGTCATTTTGTGTCTCCGAGTCCGTATCTGTCAATCAGTTTTTGCATATCGCGTTCGTAGTTAGCGATAATCTCATTTTTAGTGTAGCCCAAAGCCTGACTAAAGAATGGTTGTGGCTTGATGTTGCGTATAGTGCCAGGAGCCAATGTTCCTTTATGTGCTGCGCCAACAATCGACCAACCCCAATGGATGGGATTGGCATATGGTATGCGGCTAGGACTGCCAGCAAGTGCTTCAGCATAGTTTTGAGTCTTTGCAGGCTTCAGCGATGAACGTAACTTACCGCTTAATGTAGGCACAAGTGGTCTAGCCGCTTTGATTAGAGTCTCAGCAGCATCAACGTTTGCTTGGATGATTTCTTTACGGTCAACCTCGAGGGACTTAAGGTCTCGATTGAGTGCCTTAAGTCCCTCTACGTCAATGCGGCCACTCACAACTGCTGAGCGAGCCATAATGACTAACTGGTTTTCTTGGTAAGACCGAAGTATACAGGTGGAGTTGCCGATGGAGTGTGTACTGCGTTCTTGACAGTCAACTCAACCTCGAATGCCATGATTTCGTTTGAAGTCATGTTTAGAGGTGGCAAAGTGTCAAAAATGACAGTTCCCTCGTAGATTGGCTGGCTGCTAGTAGCAGTAGTGTTTCCGTTTGGTGCTA